AGTTCTCCTGTGTCTTTTCTTGTTCACAATTCCTCGATTAATAACCTCGTTCGAGGGGTTTTAACTCGTGTACTTCTTTATAAGGGAGTTCCACCTGTTACCCCTAGGGAAGGGATTTATAGGGAGCGTCTTGCTCGTGAAAGCAAGTTGATATTGCGACAGTTCAGTTCGACCACCTGTGTGTCTCGTGAACAATATGTTCGCGATTATTGCACGGGTCGCAGAGTACTGCCGTATACCAAAGCTCTTCTGTCGTTGGTTGCGGAGCCAATCCAGAAGCGCGACGCTGACCTTAAGTGTTTTGTCAAGGCTGAGTTTATTAACTCTACTGACAAACCGGATCCCGATCCCCGGGTTATCTCACCCCGGGATCCGAGGTACAACATTGAGGTTGGCCGCTACTTGCGTGTCGTTGAGCATCGTATTTACGGTGCCATAGCACGCATGTTCCGGTCACCCACTGTGTTGAAGGGTTACAATGCCGAGCAGATTGGTGGGATTTTTAGTGAGAAATGGGCATCCTTTTCCAAACCTGTAGCAGTTGGATTGGATGCCTCTCGTTTTGACCAGCATGTTAGCTATCAGGCCCTTGCTTGGGAACATTCCATTTATAATGGTATCTTCCGTTCTGCTGAGCTTGAGAAACTTTTACGTTGGCAATTGCGAAATCAGTGCCGCGGTTATTGTTACGACGGTAAGTTGAAATACCAAACCGTTGGAACTCGTATGAGTGGGGATGTTAATACCGGCTTGGGTAATTGTCTTATTATGTGTAGTCTTGTTCACAGCTATTTGCGTGAACTCGGCGTTAAGGGCAGCTTGGCTAACAATGGTGATGACTGTGTTGTTATCATTGAGTCTCGTGATCTTCCCCGGTTTAGTGCCGGTTTGGAGGATTGGTTTCATGAGATGGGTTTTGTTATGAAGGTTGAAAAGCCTGTGTACATTCTCGAGGAAATCGAGTTCTGTCAGACGCATCCTGTGTTTGACGGTGAAAAGTACATTATGGTACGCAACCTCCGTACTGGCCTTGCCAAAGATTGCTGCTCTTTGAAGCTTTTAGACGACCCGACCATCTGTTATGATTGGTTTCGAGCTGTGGGCCTTGGTGGTCTCAGCTTAACCGGTGGTATCCCCATTTACCAGAGTTTTTACTCATCTTTTTTGCGGCATGCTGGTGTTAAACCTGACCGCTGTCGTCAGAATAGTTTGAGACGTAACAAAGAGGTTGGTTACCTTTCTGGTGGTCTTCAATGGTTGTCATCTGGTATGACAAGGTCCATTGTTGAGCCCACCCAGATGGCTCGTTATTCTTTTTGGCTTGCTTTCGGCGTTACTCCCGATATGCAAGTCTTGATTGAAGAACATTACGACAACCTCGCCGTTGGTGCTGGGATCGATAGAGAGACTAGTTATCTCCCTGATTGGTT